CTCTACCTCCTCTAACCGATTTACATGCTTGATAACTGCCTGCTCCTTAACTGCCTCTCGCACCTCTTCCTTAACATCACTCATCAACTCCTGCCAACCCATCGCATCACTCCAATTACGAATAGTATCCTTACTCAATGGAGGCACAAACTTGTGACGCTCCTGCATTATCGTTGCAACATCTGTAAAACTGTTGCCCTCTAAATACAACTTCAATCCCTCTTCCTTATGCTTTAACTTATACTTCGCCATCTTCTATCAAATCCCTCAACTGTAACGCCTGTAAACATCGTTTACAATTAATATATCTACGGTCTAATTGCTTCATCTTCTGAAACTCCTGATACGTGGCCTCGTGACCACACAACGTCATCTTGAACACCGCACTAGGTGCATGCTTCTTTCTCATAACTGCTTCTTCAACTGCTCCCTATATGTATTTACTCCTAACCAAAACCCAACTATAAACGCAACTACCATCAAAAACAAAGTAGCCAAACTACTCATTGCGACACTCCTTGCAAAATGAACCATACATATCTACATCCACTGGCGTTATTACCATACCACATGCCTTACACCTCCACATCCTCTTTCTCCTTCAGCATGTCCTCTATCATCTTCTTCATCAATACCGCCATCATACCCAAACCTGTCGTGTATGCCTTCAACTCCTTACCATCATACTCCATAGGATTGTCATCCACAAACTTCTGCACATGACCAAGAAGATTATCCAACTGCACTATCCACAAATCCAAAGCCTCAGTCATTAACACTCTCCATAACCCACTTCTCTAAGTCATCTAACGCCGCATGATAACCCGTCAAATAGTCCTTCAAGCTCGTATCACCTATCGGACCCCAATCGTTGTCATGTATGTCGTCTTTCAAACCCGCCATCTTAGCCTTCGCAAAATTTCTAACATCTACCAAACGTAGCTTCGCCTTCAAATGCTTCTCAGTCCAAACATGGCCCTTCTTCCAAACTTTATCACTCATATTAGGTCATATGCCCCTTGCTATTTAAGTCTACCCACTCTATCATGTCAAGTTTCAAACAAGCCAACCACATCTTATGGCTCATAACTTCCTTCTTCTCGTATGTATCAGCAATGCTTCCCATATCTCCTCCTGCAAACTCATCTCATCAACTTCCGCCAAACGCTGCAACTCTGCAAATACTTCCTTTCTCATAGGGTCTCTACCACAATTCAACACAAACTGCTTGGGCCATCCCTTCTTCTTAGAATATACCATACCACCACCACCTAGGTAGGGACATATAACCTTGCTGTTCATAACTCCAAAAAAAAAAATAATATGACCCTCTTGATAGAAACCTTAGAAAATTTGTAGACAACCTCCCCTCAAGCACAAGGGGCGTACCCTTGACATGCTAGGCCAGCCTTAAGATGCGTGTGCTCATTGTTGCATTACCCGAGGATTATCGTCGAGGATTGCCGTGTTTTGTGCTATTCTAAACAAGATTTTGCACACTGATTTAGAGATATTTTGATGTGTGCGAAAAGTTGGTGTGCTCAATGTTGCTTTTGTGCTTAAGTGTGCATAAATTTGCTATAGTAGAAGGATTTATTTTTTATGATAATTTTGTAAGTGTTTTGTGAAGTGCGTTCGGGAGTGCGTTCGGAGCTAGGATAATATGACCTAAGCACGGATTCTTGATTTTTCTTTATATATGGTCCCGCTCCTGAATGATTGATAAGCATGACTTACAAGATAGGAATTGAAATTGAATGCAAGCTACAGAACGGCGTCTCCTTAGACGAAGTTCTCAGGAAAGTCGCAGCAGCAGGAATCACCTGCAATGACCAGCGCCACACCTCGAGCGGAAGGCTCAACGGATGTGAATGGAAATTAGTGTACGACGGTACAAGCTCCGACGACGGAGTCCCAATTTGGGAGTTTGTAAGTGAGCCTATCGTCAGTATGAAGAAGATAGAAAGAAGAGTTATCGCCATGACTTCAGTTCTTCAACAATACTGCCGAGTTGACCGAAATACTGGCCTTCATATTCACTTTGATATCCTCGGAAAATATCACTTTAGAAGGCGTGTAGATACCTCTACTTATGAGGGGAAATTCAAGGCTCTAAGGAATAAGCCAGCACGTTTATTCTTAGCTGAGATTACAAGAAATATGCGATACTTTCAGCCTGTTTTTGATGCTTTTGTAAGCCCCTCGAGAAGAGGTAATTCATACTGTGCAACTCTCCCTAATCGTCAGCAAATTGATTCAAAACATGATTGCTTAATGTTCGCTAATAATGAGGGAGGATACTTTCACGCTGACCCCGTTATCAGCCTAGGAGGAGGGAAATACAGAACCTTGAATATACAGAATATGGAAACAAGAGGAACCATCGAATACAGACAACATCAAGGAACCTTAAACCCTACTAAGATTCTAAACTGGATTAAGCTATTGGAAAGGTTCACTACGAGAGCATGGGACAGAAGATACAAGAACCAAAACTGTGAAGACTTCGCCGTTGATGTTGATGGAATATTTGACTTCTTAGGATTCGGATACGATAACAGGAATATCCGAGAGTACTACCGAAGAAGGGCAGCTAGCTTCGGATTCGCAGCAATTGCCCTCAACAGTCGGCAATACTAGGCAAGCACGGAGAAGGTTACTTAGTTGGTGATTCTAAAATCGCCATCTAAGTGCCAATAGAGCGAAGATAAGAGCCTCTATAGGTTTTCTAGGGTTACCATACCCTAGAGAATCTCAAACAAACTACGTAGATTTGATAATTTTGATTAGAAAAGGCTATAGGCCGATTTTGTTTAACCCATAGAAATCGTGATTTTTACTGTTTTTTACTACTTTTTGCACACATTTAGTACTGTGTGCGCAATCTTGCGTGTGCATTATTCGGTTGTGTGCGTTATCTTGTGTGTGCTCTATTTTGTGTGTGTATTATTTTGTTGTGTGCATTATTATGAATTATATTTTATGTGTGCGTTATTATGATTTGTATTATTGATTATGTAAGTGAAATTTTACCCTGTCCAAAAACCTTAATCGGGATTCAAAAATGCGCTACAGAAACGCTTTAATTCTTGATTTCGTGCTTAAATGGTCATATGAGCCTATTATATACCCTCTTGTATCTGTAAGGTTGTGATAAGCATGGAAACAAATACCAGAACACAAACACACGCAAGCAACCAGTTATCAACTGAAGGACAGCTTACTCTTAAAGGAGCTTTAGATGATTTACTATATCAAACTGAATTGATAGAATTAAGTGAACATAGTAGAGTGGCTTTAAACTTTGATTATAATGATAGAAAAAATTATCACGGTCAAAGAATGTATATCCAAGGTATCGAATATATGGCTAAAGCTGTAAGAGATATGCTAAGGAAAGAGGTGGAATAAATGAATCCATTAGATAATATATGGGATTTTATAGTGGATTACAACATTGCTACTACTGAAGAATTGCAGTTAGTAACATGTATTAATGGATATAACAAAACAGCACTTAATGATGTTATTGAAGTTAGAACGGGGTATCATAACATGGACCAATACTTAGAATGTGAGGGTGAATAAATGTCTTCAGTAATAGCCAAGCTAAGCCAAGAATTAACCAATACAATGACTTTAGAGGCCGTTAAAGCCGAGATAGAAGCATGGAGAGAGTACGGGCTTAATGACAGTAGATTACAAGGGATGTGGATGCTTTACAGAATACTAGAACAAAAGTATGGGAGTGATTAAATGAATCAACAAGAATTAGAGAAGCTAGGGCGTGATATAGCTCATAAGTGTCAATGGGTAGGGGAAGACATCTTTGTAGTCCTACAGGCTGCTTTAGAGGATGCTAATTTCCACAAAGAAAGAGAAGTATTAACTAAAGTATGGGAGGCTATACAATGAATAGAGTTTATAGTATAGAAGTGCCTAAAGATAAAAACCCCGTAAGTTTTTATTATGAAAAAACTATATTAGAAAAACATAGTTGGAAAGTATTGCATCGAATGTTTAACACTTCATTACTCATTATTGAAGTTGAAGATTAAACGGTAGACATTGCGCACACGCCGGCATACTGGCAAGCATATTTGATTTCGATGTTCTTTGATTCATGTGTGCGCAATGTTGAGAATAGTGCTGGTCATCACTATAAACTGACCATTTTACATTTATTTAGTTTTTGTTTAACCCATAGAAATCAAAGAAAAGGGCTAACAAAAGCTTTAAATAGAGTGGGACATATGTCCTATTATCAGAAGGCAACTTTTGACTAAATAAAAAGTGATAAACATGTGCGGAATAGGAGGATATTACCAAACAGGTAATACAGAAAACGCCCCACGGTGGGCAAAGCCAGCCCTCAGGAAAATGTGGAATAGTCTACAATCCCGAGGAACCGATGCTTCAGGCATTGCGTATGAAAGTCCTAGTGGTATTAGGCACGTAAAGACAGACAAACCTGCTTACGAACTCAGTAGTTTAGGTATGAACCTAGCTTTTGGTATGAACCGAACACCTAGATGGGTTATGTTACATACTAGAGCTTCAACTCATGGTAAACCAGAACGTAACAGAAACAATCACCCCTTAATGGGAGGTAAGCTTGCATTATGTCATAATGGTGTGGTTTACAATAAAGATAATGTCTTACGTAAGTATAATACTTCACCAAAGCGTGAGGTAGATACTGAGGCCATTCTTGTGGCATTAAAGAACGGTGGTATAGATGCAGTTGCAGGGCATGTAGAAGGCTCTATGTCTATTTCATGGGCCAAGGGTAAGACTATGTATCTTTGGACTAATGGATTGTCTCCTTTAGTTATTGGTGAACTATTCAATGGGGACTTTATGTATTCATCAACTGATAATCATCTTATGACTACAGGGCTGAGATTCAGAAATATCTTTGATGCAAAACACGGACACCTCTACAAGTTTACGCCCACAGGTATGACTGTACACAAAACTCAGTTGAGAAAAATGCAGCAACCTATGTATTCATGGAGAGACTTAAGCAAGAAAACACACACAAAGCAAAAGGGAACCAGACAACCCAGTCTGGTCCCAAAGCGGACTCATGCTGAACGTGTGCGCAATTTTGATGAATATGATGAAGACAGTGTGCGCTATCTTGATGATATAGATGTAACATGGGAAGCAGTCTACGGAGACTGGCGTTCATGGTCTAAAAAATCTAAGGGGTTCAGACAATGAAAGACAGACTACAAACTATAGATATAGCTCACCAAGGAACCACGGCAGAGTGTTTAGTAATGGCTAAATTAGCAAGTTTGCGTAATGAGGTAATTAGAACACCAGAGCATCACGTATATGATTTACAAAATTTAAAAAATGATTGTAAAATAGAAGTTAAAAGTACAAACATCGATTCAAGAGAGGGTCCAAATGTAGCATTTAGATTATCAGAAAGACAATTTAATAGTAATGATATAGATTATATAGTTGCATTGGTATTCCATGAAACAGACAATATATTTAATTTCGATGCTTATATCGTACCCCATAAGGTAGTAAAGTATATATCAAGTGTAAGTCGATTTGGAGGGACTAGAAGAGCAGGTTATGGAGATTATAATGAGAGGTCGTTCACATTTTCAATAGATGGGACTCATACAAGACAACCATATGTAGCAAACTTAGGTAAAAACAAATGGAACTTATTAACATCTAAAAAAACCACCATGACAAGGAATAAAAATAAACTTATCAAACAAATGATAACTAAATTCAAACGCTGGTATCTTATAGATAATCCAAATGTAAAACATATAACTAAAAAGACTAAAACTGGACATAAAAATTGGTATAAATGTATTCATTGTCAAAATAAACCTGTCACTAGGGCAGACATGAGAACACATTTAGAAAGAGTTCACGGATTAGATATAATGAAAGATAACAAGTCTCAAGAAGTGAAACATTACAAAAGAGTTAGGAAAAACGGGAGATTTGTAAAAGGGAGAGAGTAATGATACAAAAATGGAAAGACTATTACACAGATAGTTGTGATAATTGTGGCGACAACCTAACTAAGTTAGGTGTAGTATATGTAATAAATAAATCAATGGGTTTGTGTGCGTTATGTTACGACAACGCTGAGATTTATGTAATACATGAAGATATGTTAGCAAAAAAGGAGAAAGAATGAAACAAGAAAGAGATAAGAGAGGAGAGAAAATAGCAGAAGACATCATAGAGCTTACTGATTCGCTAGATAACGCACACGATTTAGATATTGCGTGGATTCGAATCACTGAAGCTTTACGATACCTTAGCGCAAAAGATACAATGTATAAGACAAAAAGGGATATAGAAAATGCCAAGAAAGAAGAAAGAAACTAGCTTAGTAGAACGTAAGTACCTATACGAACTATGGGAATTAGATATAGAGGGTCTTAAAGAGCATTTATTCGCACTAAATGACGCCCTTTTGTATCATAGAGAAAAGGTAGCTGATGGTGAACGTTACAAATATCGTATTGAACACATCATGAAACTAAAACAATGGCTGGATAGAGAAGACAAGATAATAAACGAATAGCGCACACATTTATATTCAGTTCCTTATAGTAGGGGATAGGATAAGAGAAGTTTTGTAAGTCATGTTTATCACTTTTGTTTTATAATTTTTCTCTTATCCCCCCAAATAATGCACACATGAAAAAAATCGAATGGTTAAATGGCACTACATATAATATTGAATCGCCTAAAAGATTCATAGAACTAAGACAGATGAGACACCCTTTTTGTGAAGAAGTAGATAATCAACAATATATGAGAGGTGTGCGCAATATTCACGTTGAGTTTTACGGTGTAGATAAAGATGCTATAGATATTACTTCAGAAGATGCGTTTATTCGGTCTTTTGTTGCTTTAGGATTAGTAAAAATTTTAGAATAGTTTTTTGTTTAACCCATAGAAGTTGTTAAATAGGGCAGGTCATATTGCCTTTTGGTGATAAACATGATAATAAAATCACTCAAAATAAAACTAGGGGCTACTAGGCCCACGGCTAGACAATATGAATCAGTGAGAGCTGATATAGAATTAGACATCACGATGGATGAAAAAACATTTAGTGAAGATTGGAAACGAATCAGAAACAAAGCTAAGATAATGTTACTAGAGGCTATGGCTGACGCTGAGAAGGGGGTTCAACATGGCAACTAAAATTGTAAGTGTCAACTCTTTGACAGTTGCTAAACGATGGCTTAAACAGATGAAAGAAACATACCACCCTAATCATCATAAAAGATTAGGTATATGGGAAAGACCAAGGCAATATCATGGTGTAAAAAGCTACGGATATAATGATAGTATGATTTACATTGTAGGTCATTCAAAAGCTGTAGAACCTAAAATAAGTCATCTTGGTAAAAGGATTGACCATGAATTGTAAACATGAAGCTCAGATATGTGGGGATAATGGTTGGGAATGTATTATATGTGGTAAGCTAGTAGATTAACATGAGCATTACTGAATATGATGAAGAAGGCTGTCCTCAATGTGGGTCAGAATTGGATTGGCTTTATATTTGTTATAGATGTGGAGAATGCTATGAACCCAATCCATGACGAACTACATACTGAAATGTCCTAAGTGTTACACAACAAGAGCAGGCGAAAGCAGGTACAAGTCTTGGAAATGCTTTCGCTGTGGCTATGTTATGAATAAAAAGAATACTAAAATTCAAGCAGAAACAATAAATGTTAAAGAAAACCAAGACTTTATCTCTTTTTTAGACCAAAAATAATTTTTTGTGAATGATGTTTAACCCGTAGAAGGTGTATTTTAGACAGACAGACACCTTCATTTCCACTGGAACTTTTATTTATATAAGTAAGAATATATCTTATATAACTAATAAGCCGCCGTACCTCTCTAAAAACTATAAAAAATTTGTAGAGACTTTACTAAATAGTTCCAGTGGAAGTAAAGGTGTGTGTCACTGCCTAAAGCTAGTTATCAATACGTCTGAGGTTAACGCATTGTTACCTACTTCTATTATAGTAGATAGTTCTTCATTAATCATTATCTTATAACCTACTACTGGTAAAAATTCTACTTTCTTTAACGCAGGTGTTCTTAGTTCTACAATAGAACCTAGAGGCAACCATTCACCATTATTGATTGTAATTCTATATCCTTTAGTTGGATTCTTAAATTGTTCTACTACTAATCTTCCTACTTTTTCTAATACATCAATTCTACTTGTAAGGTATTCAACTTTCCTAGACATTACACCGTACTTAGCTATAGAACCCTCATCATTATATGTAAATGATAAATCTCTATTAGATGAACTGACTACTGTACAACTGTTTACCATACCTACTGAGGTATAGTTAGCTAACAAACCATCAGAAATAATATTAGACTCATCTAATGAAATAGTCAAGTCAGCTTTAACATTGTTGTGCAAGTGGTCTGGTTGGAATACTTCAAAATTTTTACCAGATTTTATAGCATAATAATATGGTAAATAAGAATGTAAAGGATGGTCATCATCTGTAGTAATGTCTACCATAAAGTTTATACAATTATCAATAAAATCTTTTCGAGTAGCATATCCACTAAAGTTCATAGTGTCATCTAGTATTATACCACTACCTTGCGTCATTTTACTAATAGAAGTATTTTTATAATTAGCAACTTCAGCGATTGCCATATACAAATCCATGCCTTGAAAGTCACCTTGTTTAAAATTAATAATTTCACTGTTAGCTAATTCAGTAATATAATCGTAAGCTACAAAACTAAAATTACCTATTGATGGATTTATAACTCTTATAATACCAACAAACTCTTTATTTGTAATAAGGTCACCTTTACCATATTTAATTATTACCTCAGCTCCGATTCTAACTTTCTCTAAAGCATCGACAGAAGTACATAAACAAGTAGCAGACCTTGCAGAATTTACTTTAGCATCAATATTTAATTGTGTAACAAATGGAAAAGGCTCACCATCTATTGTAACATCAATTACTAATTCATTAGAAGTTGCTGACATTATTCTAAATGTTCACCTATTACAACAAAATTTAAAGTGCTTAAGTATTGACCAGCATTGGATGGGTCTTGATTAATAGTACCACCAGTGCATTTTACTCTTAATCTTTTAAATGTTGTATATGGAGAATCAACTATATCTGTATCTACTACTGCCCAATTATATCTACCACCTTCAAGTAAAGCCCAGAGCTTTACGTATCCACTGTGTTTTAAAATTCTTATATTGGCTGAAAAAGTAGGTAACCCTAATTTAGTTTGTATAACTCCTACAGGATAACGCTTGTCACCTAAAGCCATGTTAGAACCGACACCACCTGAACGTGAAAAACTTGTACTTAAAATTGCAATACTTTTGTTGTTTATCTCTGTAAGTAAATCTAAATACCTATTAGTGCTTGAAAACACCACTATATTGTCTGTTTGTACTTCTGTAGATAAAGACCCTGCGCTGTCCTTTACACGGTGTTTAACTGCGTTAGTTTGAGCGTCATCAGCCGCACAGGATATAGATGTTAAGAAGCTAGTGTCTTTTATTATTTTACAAGTAGATGAGGCATCATTAGTAAGCGTTTCTACTATTTTTAATACATTATTTGTTACTGCATCATGTTCACTCTTAATAGTAAACGTACCATTATTTCCTGATTGGTCGTGACCTGTAATAATAATTTTATCACCGGGCGCAAAACCTTGAGTCAAAAATGCTGCGTCTGCTGAAGCTCCACCAGTTGCAGTTATCGTATCAGTGTTACTAACTACTACTTGAATATTTTGTGGCGCAACATCAGAAGTAGTACTTTGTGCGTTATTAGGAAATGCAACAGCACTACCTCCCCAGCGATAATCTTGTTTGACTGCTCTAATTTGGGTGTTGACTAATTGATTGTCGTCAGTTAAAAGCATGTAACGTGCGCCAGTATCTTGAGCATCTAAAGTATCTACAACAACCATATCTACTCTTTTGAAAAATTCATCAGTAGATGTGCTAAAATCTGTAATATTATCAGGTGAAGTTATACCAACACTTTGCCATTGATAATGACTAAATGTTGAATCCGTGTCTGCAATGTTACCAGTAGTGTTGTCAGCAGAATTAAAAGATAAACTTGTCAAACCATAAACAGTAATTCTAGTAGCACCACAATCAGGAAAACTACATTTTAATTTTAATTTTTTACTACCATCTTCAAACACTGAATTATCATTATTCAATGCAAAAGATGTCATATATTGTGAACCGTCAGTAGTTTTGTATTTGTATTCAGATAAAGTTCGGTCACTTCCTATTGCAAATGAGTTCTGACCTGTAATATAAAATGCAGATGCAGAATCATTAAAATCTGTATTCAAGACTTCTGCTCTACTTATTTTAGGCTCAGCAACAGGAGTAGGTGATGCGACAGTAGGTTGAGAAGATAAAGCAACTCTGCTACTTCTAAATCCTAATTCATCTTCTACTTGTACTTTTATAGCTTTAGCACCACTTGAATGATATCTATGTGTAATTGTAGTGCTACCTGCAACCTCATCTAACTCTACAAAACTATAATCCTTATCTGTATCTGAAGTACCACTATCCCAATTAACTGCAAACCGTTTTACATTACCACTAAACATACCGCCTGTAGCATTTATTGTAAGTGTTATTTGTTGACCTACTGTTGGAGAAGTATCATCAACAGCAGAAGAAGAATTTACTCCGGGTCTTGTTATACTTACAATATTTCCAGCCTGTGCTAACGTTGCTGACCCAGTATTTTGATTATCTTGTGCGTAAAATTGTATTCTATACTCAGTATTGTCAGTTTTTAAGAAACTATTACTACCATCAGAAGTTAAATCAGCAGTTACATATGTATTTTTACCTACATCTGTAAGAGTTGCACCATAAGTGCCACTACTAACTCCAGAAGCATGATATGCAGGGTCCGCAGCTTCTTTGAAAACAGCTACATAACTTTGTAAGTCAGGTTGCGCACCTCCATATTCTTCAGTAAAAGAAATATTAGCGTTGATTCCATCTTTTTGTGGTGTTACTTGTATTAATGGCCTGTTCGGCTTAGGATTGTCATATTCTACTTCAATTTTAGCGTTTGATATACTGTACCCAGTAGCTCCAGACGCATTTCTTCCATAAGCGTTTGTACCTAATGGATGTTCATCATCGGCTTTTATCATAAAACCATATGATTGACCCCACTCTGGTTTATTATTTGTAAAAAAATTTTTTAAAGAAAAAGAAGTAAAGTCTCCAGAACCAGCAGGAGCCACAACATCTATCTTACCATTTGAACCATAACCATAATCAGTTTGTAAAATAGGATTGCCACCACCAATAATAATATATTCATCACCATTGTCAAAATTATTACCACTTCCACCTGATAAAGTAATTGCATCAGTTACAGTATTAGAAGCAACACCTGAAATATTACCACTACTACCATCAGTTGTATTTAACACTTTACTACCGTTTATCGTGCCAATACCAGTTAAATTAGCGTCTTTAAAATTACCACTTGTGTCTTGTAACTGATTAGAAGTACCGCCACTATGCGTTCCACTTCTTGATGGCGACCAAAATGTAGTTCCAGATTGACTTATGTACCACCAAGAAACATCAGTAATGTCTAAATTGTTTGGCATTTGATACAGAGCCATAGTTGGTGCTGAAGACTGGTCAGCAAATCTAATCATTATACGAGTGTCTAAAATCTCTAATTCATCATTGTATGGTTTTTCTGGTAAAGTAAATCTTACTAAAGTTCTAAGATATTCTCCTGAAACACGACCTACTGTGATATTATCAGAAGAAATTACAGAGCCAGCAGAACCAGTGCTAATACTATGAAAGGTAGCAAAGCCTGCTGGAGGGTCATCGGCATTAGCTTCAAAAGTTCCAGACGAAGTTGTAAGTCTAGTATTTTGACCTCCACCTTCAAAACCAAAAGTGTCAGTAAAATTCGTCATGCTAACCCTCTACTGCCCGGTCCACTACCACCAATAAATGTGTCATTTAATTTTCTATTTAAACCGTCTAAAGAAAACTCTTGCATCAAATTAAATAACTTTTCTATACCGAAAATTACTCCATCAGTTACTATTTGCAGTTCTCTGAATATTGCTACTAAAGGCTTAAAGACATCTGTGACTTTCTTAATACGCCCTTCTAAAATCATAATTACAGTAATTAAAGCTACAACAGCAACCGCCATCGCTATCAGTGGATTTGCTTTCATAGCTAAATTTAACTTAGTTGTTGCTGCTGTCAATCCTCCTGTAGCTGCTGTTTGACCTGTTTTTGTTTTTATATCTGACTTACCTAATGCTATAGATAATGTAAGATACGCTAAGTATATCTCCGCAGGACCAGCAAACAATTCTAAAACAGCAGTTCCTTTACGAATCAACTCAGCTTGTTCTTTAAATCCTAATCTGTCAAACGCTCCTGCTAATTTGTTAAATCCACCTACAGTCTGATTTAGAGCAGCAGTCATTGCCTGATAACGTGCAACTTGTGCTAAAAATGCAATATTTGCTTTCTGTGTTTCTTGTTCTAATTTAGTTTGCGCATTCGCAGCTTTATTTGTTGATTGTGTTAAACCAGCAGCTTTACCTTCAAGCACTACACTAATTACATATTCTTCAGCCATTTAAGTTCAACTCTCCTAACATTTGTGTGCGCAATTCGTTCACTTCAGACATTCTTTCATTAGCTACAGCCTGTGCAACGCTCATTTTTTCTGACGTAAGTGTGTTTACTTGCGCCATAAGATTATCTTTGTCATTTTGGTCGCATACTTCTAACATAGCTTGTACTTCAGCGTAATTCATTTTAGGTTCTTCAATCATTGCTTCTAACATTCCAATATAAATTGGCATTGCTTTTGCAGTTGCACTAGAAATAATTAACTTTTCATCTTGACTCAAATCATCTCCATCCATAGTTTTTGCTATAATCTCTTGTAATAATATAGAATCTTTAGCCAATTCTGTGCGTAAATCTAAAAATTTTTCATTAATTGTATCCCACTCAGTGTTGTTTAAACGCCGAATTACGCACACAGGTGTGTGCGTTTTCTTGAACCAACCTCTCCATCCTTTTGGTTTTTGGAACTTAGCAAGGCTTGGCAATTCAACAGTTTTTCTTTCCCAGTATTCTCTCTGGACTGCTCCTATGTCTACTAGGGGTGCGTCTAATTGACCTGTTGTGCTTACCATTTACCTACCTACTGTAATGTGAAATCAGCGCTAATTGCAAATGCACTATAGTTTCTGTAATCTCCATTACCTCTAAACTTAATAGTTAATGTATCAACTACTTCTCCACCACCTGTAAGTGGTCGTGTAAAAGAAGTAATAGTTCCATTAGTTAGTGCTATTGAACCTTGCGTACCGAAATCTAATCTCATTAAAGGAATAACTCCGCCGTTTGTTTCTCCTCTGTATATGTCATAAAGTGTTTCATCATGGGCTGTAGCAGTAATTTCTAACGTAATATCTGCTTTACCTCTTGCAATTTTACTATTTTGAACCCATTTGCCATCTACTTTACCAGATATTGGAGTATTGTTGTTGGCAATAGTAAGTGATACAGTTCTTAAATTATTTATTTCTGTAAGTGTTTGGTCTGTATCATTTATAGCAGGAATGTCAACCCCACTACCAGTCATTTTATATATTCCTTTTAACAAATTTTGTGGGTCTGCTGATGAAGCATTGGTTGTACATGTAGCACTTGATGTTCCATCTATAACAGTTTTGAGTGCCTGCATACCACTACTATCATAAGCTGAATTGTCTAAATCTATTACTCCCGTAGCTACAATAGAACCTCCTGTACCATAATTATCATCAGCAGTATCGTCTTCTTTAAAGAAACGCATGTACCTTTCACCAACTTCAATATACTTACCAGCCGTATCTGTAACTACCAAAGCATTATTTACAGACGATGTAGAATAACTTAATGTCATATCTGTTGGTATTAGTGGGTCTGCTGTAGGAGCAGATGGGAATGCTACACCATTATATGTGTCATTTTGGTTAAAAGTAAAATCACCATCATCATCATCTTCACTATACAATGCAGTGCATTGTGCATCTAAGGTTATATAACCTCCAGCAGTGTAATCAGCTTCTAAAGTAGCTTCGTTAACTACTACACCAGTACATAAGGTATGTTGACTTGTAGATAAATCTTTAGCAAGTATAGCGTGTGAATATGTGTCCCCCGTAAGACTATGAGGGACATCTACTGAGCCATAAGCAGTTGTTTTTCCAATAGCATTACCAAGAAGTTCTTGCCAGCCAGTACCTTGACAGGCCACTTTCAAAGGTAACGTAACGTCAATTGGACCACCTGCATGATGTGCATCTGTTGACTGCCCAATACTTGGAACAGGTGTAACGTTCATGTTTACCTGTCTTGGGTCAAATGTGTCCAGTAGACCTAAGTGAAAGAGTTGTGTGTCTGGAGGATTTCCATACGTTGTCTCTACTTCAAATGCTGCTTGTATATCTTGTGCTTTTCTTACCATTATACCACCGCCTCGTAACTTGTGATTTCACAATCGAGAACGTAACGAAACCAGCGTCTAGTCTTATCGGACTGGTCTACTCTTGAAAGCAGCTTTATGTCTGCGTAATTGGCATTTAACGGAGTCATTCCTGATGCTCCAGCTCTAGCGCCTCTAATGATACTTACAACTTCTGAATACAAATCTCTAAGCCTTGCTCTACCTACCTTAGTTGCAATATCTATCGAAATAGTGGCTGTACCTTTGTCAAGGCCATTGCCAACTCCTAAAAAATCATGTGTAGCTGCTACTTCATAACAACGAATCACATCATTTGTTTTTAAATTTACTTTGTTTAAATCCCAAGTATCGCCAATATTTGGTTTTACAGAAGTTCCAGCTATATCATTAACATCCCAATTAGAATCTAACAAAGACGAAACTGTAGTTACAGGGTCGTTTAATTCAGCGTAAGTGACTCCCATTAATCAACCACCCTACCTACTCCAAACCCACCGATAGCTCTTGCCATAGTCATATCTCTGTCTAATCTACCGTTATCTGTAAGTATTTTCATTGCCATATCTTCAAACTTCTGAGACTTAGTAGCGTTATCCATAGAATCATCTGCTTCTTGCATTAGATTTAAATCATCATTAGCTGCAATAGTTGATGCCGTAAAATAAATAGTTGCTAGTTTTATATCTTGTGGAGTTGTAGTGTCACCATATCTATACTTTACATAAGCATCTACGCCTTGTGGACTACTGTTTAGCATATTGTGTGTAGCATAATTTTCTATGTAGATTATACCACGTTCTGTATCTACCCAAAAATCTTTGCCGTTAACATCTGTTACTGAACTTCCCATAGTTTTACTTGCCACATAATCCACATATGCACTACCTTCCCAAACCTGAAGTGTGTCTCCACTACCGCCCGCTAGTGGCAGTATAGGATAATGAGCTAATTGTATTCTACCACGTACATTAATTGCATTAGACCGTACTGTTTGTACTCTTGCACGTTCGTCAGTTACAGTTCTTGCTTTAGCTGTAGACCATGCGTGATTTGTAAGTTCTTCAATACGGCCTTCTGCCATATCAATAAACGCTTCTACATCTGTACTAGTTGGAGTTGTACTACCACTAAAATCGTCAACTTGTAAAAAAGCTGCTACATCGTTTGCTGTACAATAACTTGGCATTACAATATCCTACTGAGCGCTGTATTCATCAACTTTTCGCCAGTAGTTGCTACAACCATACCATTCATGTCGATAGGTTGTCCTGCCATGTTCCAGCCAATTGCTCCAACTGGTAACGTAACATATCCTTGCTGTTGTGCAAGCGGTGGAGGACCACCGCCGTTTGCTGTGTAAAATTGTTCTCCATTAGCTAATGTATCTATAGCTGGTGGTGGCATCTGCCATGCTTGTGGTTGGGCGGTTGCTGTGCCTACACCGAACCATGTCCACGGCTTAAACATACTAGCTCCGCCCTGCATAGGCATCTGCTGTTGCATATATGGGTTTGGCATCATTGGTTGTTGAGTCACGGCAGGAGCTTGTTGGAGTTGGCCATCGCTTCCGTAAGGATTCTGCCAATTTAATACGCTATGATGCGCATTGTCATCTGTAGCCCACTCCTCATGCAAGGTGAGACGAGCATTAAGCTCCTCCGCAGCCTCGTCACCATACATAGTTCTAGGATGCCAGTCTATCTGTGTGTTATAGACTGTCTTTAGAAATTCCATATTATCATGCAAATCTGTGGGAACTTGCACGTCAGTTTCCTTACACAATGCTTCTAACATCTCTACAGAGTTCTTAATGACTGGGTACAAATATTGTACCATTCTCATTGTTGTATTTTCTGCTGCCTTTGCATCGTAATCTGGATGCTGTATCTTGTCTACTGCCACAGGGTTTAGATAACCTGATGGACTTCCTGCATATCCGCTCATAGTCTTCTCCACTTTATTTTTTGCTTTACACCGTCACAGTGTAAGGTAAACTTCTCTCTTGTAAATACAGGATGTGGGCGAGGTGGCATTCTCCACTTCATAATCCAAACCTCCTGTTCTGACGGGTTGACAAAGCCGAGAGATACTCGTCATAGTCACGTTGGTGTAATTTACAGAAGCCTCCTCCTGTCGCCATGCCACAATAAGGACACTCGTCTTTGCCATGTTTCCGCCTTAACCCCCACCACTTTCGTGATAGCCTTTTGTGTCTCATACTGAGACGTTTTACATACAAATCCAATTCTTCATCAGACATTGCCTCCGCTGTGGGCATCATCTGTTGTTGTACTGGTTGTCTTGTAAGAACATTAGGGGCTGGAGCCACTTCTCGTGCTGGTTCCTCTGTTAGTGTGTGTTGAGGATTTTTGCGTACTAGGGTCGTCATTTGTGGTGGTCCAGCCATCAGAGTCCACCTTTGCGCATCATTTGCGCTGTTCTTGTTGCTGCTTGTCCTACCTGTACTTCAGGACTGACAAACGCTTTTACTACTAATGCTTTAATCATTGATAACAATATACTTACAGCCATAACAAACATAAGGAATCCATTGTATAACCAAGCGACTCCCCATATTGCCATACCGTATTCTGTTACTACTGAATCATAATAATAACCAATATACAGGCCAATTCCACCTAATGCAAAGCCTATACCCATAAGCCATACACATCTCTTGAACCAAACCCATTCTATATATCTACAAAACTCTACGTCTTGTTGGCCTCCTGCACCCATTGTGCTAGGATACCTGCCAGTGCTAAACAACATATTTCTTATGAATCTCATGGTCTCACCACATCTACGTATGCATTCTTTTGCGAATCCATCTTCTCATACATGTCACGCTTAAACTCCCTAGAGAGTTGATAAGCGACCTCGTATCCGATTGGTTCCGCTCCATCAGGCATAGGAATCCATTTTGGATGATAAGTATATATACTTATCCTACGAAAGTTTGGCTTGAAATCTAACTTGTCATCGTGAAACTCAATGTAGGCTTTCTGTGCAAAACCTTCCTCATCTACTAATGATTCTAAACTGTGCTGAGAAAGTACGGCATTAACTGTATTTTCTATGTTTTTAACAGGAACCAATTTAGAAATAGAAACAGGCGTCTCCCATCTGAATATGTCGGAAGGTGTCAAATTTTCTACGACAGAGTGGAGCAATTCATCACAGGAGACAATCGCCTCTGACATGTCAAATGTTTTAAGCCTTACGCCTTTTAGACTAAAATCTTTGACTTTACCTTTGATATGTCCTGCTTCATTAGATATTTTTATCCAATCATCTATAGCAAACTCTGTTTTGTATGCTACTGTAAGAAAAGATAATGCTCCGTTGACAGGACTGTACTGGGAAAAGGCAGCGTAAGTAAGTGCTGATACGCCTACTATATACTCGGTCCGTGCTAATAACCCACTATACATTAAGAGACCAATCCCGAAAACAATGGCCCCTAAAACTCCAAATACTTGCGCTGCTGCTTTTCCTTGTAAACTTCTTATTTTATAATCTGTAAATGCTGACTTTTTTGCTTTAGCTACCGCTCCAGAAACTCCTAACGCTACTGCGATAAACCATGCAAAAACTAAGCCCTCATCCACTATTTTTTCCCTTCTGTGCTATCTTATCAATGTGCGGTCCTTGTTCCGCTTCTAACAACTCACCAGTAGTTGGATTAATATATCCACCAGCTTGTGCTGGCATAGGCATTGGTTGTTGCTGTTGTTGTTGGTATTGCTGATATGGCATCATGTTAGGTGGGATTGGTTGCCCTACATGACCGTCTCGATTCATGTCCCAGCCTGTTCTGTTTTCCATATAGTTCATAGCATTACTGAACATTCCTTGATTTTGATAACCCGAAGGTTTTTTCTTTCTCTCTGCAAATTCTTCTAAATCTTGCGAATCTGCTATTGTGGAGAGTATGGTATATGTGAAAGCACCACTTACCGAACCAAACCAAAGGGCGTCATTGTATGCCATGTTGCCCACATACATTAAAGTGAATGCGTTAGCTATGAAAACTAACAAGGCACTCAACCTGTTGTATGATTGTTTTATTTTGTGCTTAATCGTTTCTTCCATTCTCGATTTCCTCTTTTGCTCTTAGCGTCACAAACCGTGCAGTGTTGTAATTCCACGGCCTGTCTGCTTTTGTCTTGATACCTGCATCGTTTAAATACTTTGCTATACCGCCATACGTATAGCCATTTTCTCTTAAAAATACCATTTTTTTACACACTAACCACTCCTTGACAGATGCGCCAAACCTAACAGACCGATACGGGCGTTTGCGCTGGCTTTTTTCTGCGCTAAAGTTACTTTGAGTAGATGAACCCATGCCATACCATAAATCACCTTTAAACGGCTTCTGTGCCGCTTTTAGTCCTAATTCAGATTTTACTCTCATTTAGTCATTAACTCTAGTGCGTTGTCTAGTGCTGGCTTTGTAAGTCTCAAATCATCATCCCCTGCCTCATCTGCATCCAATAACTGCTGAGTGTCTAAGGTGTGAAAGAATTGTCTTATGTTAGCTGTACCATCATCATCATATTGAATATTTGTAACTGAACCAACCACTGTAAGGTCTCCGTCATCTTTTACTCTAATATTAGATACGTCTCCAACTATTTCTAAATTAGCTGCTGGCGGAAAATATCCTTGTGTATGTGGGGATGTTGTTCCTATTATCGTTGTGTTTCCAGTAAGTAAACTAACGCTTGAACCACAATGAAAGAAATCAAACCTGTTAAAACTTCCTGATTTACTTCCAAGATATGTAGAGTTTCTTAAGTCTACAGTTGCACCATTGTCTACATCTAAAAACGCACAAGTTATTGTATTACCATTAGCATTGTAGGTTGTACCATTGTTTACTTCTAACTCTTCTGTAATTGTATGATTGCCTGTTGCTACTGTAGTTGATGAACCACTACATTGTATTCTTGGTATTGTTACTTCAGGAATATTTACACTTCTTGGCGAAGTCATAGAATTCAAAATTTTAAATAAATTAGCAACATTAGTTGCTGGGTCTGCAAATGTGACTGTTCCGCCATCCATAGCGTTAAGAAACCTTAATGGTTCAGTGGTGTTAGAACTTAGTGTTGCCCCTGAACCGCAAGTAAATGTATCTCCATTTAGTCTAAAAGAACTGCCTCCTCCATCTAAATCTTTTAAGGTAATAGTTCCAGTAATGTTTAAATTATAAATATCTTCGACTCCACCATTGTAATTTATGAACTTGTTAGAACCAGCCATGACAAGCGTAGAAGTGCCGTGTGTAAATGTTCCTGAGCCTGCCCAAGATGCTCCTGACATTGTTCCATCTACATTATTGCTTGTCGAATCAAACACAGTTGTACCTGAGCCTGTATCAAATTGCCACCAAGCATTAAGATTAGTTTTTGACACTGCGGCATAATCTTGAAACATTAAAGTTCTTATTTGAGCTTCTGTAAGCTCTGCTGACCAGATAGAAGTTCTAGCAATATCTCCATCATAATAAAAATCTGCGTTATTACTTCTACGACCCATACGAAATTCATGTACTCCATTACAGTCTCCAGCAACCGTTACAGTTTCTTGTTGCAATTTGCCATCAACATACATTTTCATTACACCGCTGCTATCTTTAGTACATGCAACGTGCGCATATTTACCTGTAGTAAAAGTGTCATCTGAAGAAATATTATTTGATGTACTTGAACTAACACATTTGAAAAACCACTTACCACCATTGATGCCAAGACCATACTCTTTTGTACCTGCACTGCCAAAATTGACTTTACCTACTACAGCTTGTAAACCAGTTGCATCAGGTTTAAACCATCCTTCGATTGTAAAAGCTCCTGTTAAATCTGTTGATGCAGGATGTCCAAAATCTACTTCATCATTAGTGCCGTCAAATGTCATAGCACTCTTACCAATAAGACCACCACTGGTAGTAAAATCTCCATGCACTGTAAGTATATCATTATCTCCATCCAATTCCCCTCCTGTTGCAACAATTAAATTACCACATTTGTTATTTGTTCCATTTAAACTTCGATATGGAGATGCAATGCGCAAATTACCTCTATAACCAAACGAGTTATTCCAATCACAACTTGTCGTTCCATTGTTAATTAAAATATTTGTTGTAGAATCACCAACAAATGAAGTATCATTAAATCTAATATTGTCTCCAGATGTAGAACCTGTTACAATTATAGAAGCTCCGTTTTCATTATCATACGTGCCATTTTGAATATCTAACAAAGAAGTAATTAACATCCCTGCACCAAAGTCTACTGTGGTTCCTGTATCTGCTGTAAATGCACCAGAACATTCCATCCTCTGTCCATTCAAATCTAAAGTATATCCACTACTTACTGTTACGGCATCAAACTCACAATCTCCTGTAAGTGTTATTTTTTCTGATGCAGAACCTGAACCTGTTGTAAGTGCTATCTGATAATCTAAATTAGCTAACTTCCAATCTGCTGCGGAATTTGCATTCCAATCCCAATCAGTTCCTGTACATACCGCAGGAAATAAATTCGAGGCACCCTGTACTGTTGGCTTGTTAGTGCCTGAATTGTCTACACTTAACGTACCATTGTTGACTATAGAGCCTGCTGCTGTTGTAGTACCGATAGTAAGAGTAACTGCATTAGAACTGTTGTTTAATTTAAAATGACCTGTACTAATCGTAAGTGCGTTTTCTACAGTTGTATCTCTGTAAATCTGTGTAAAAGCCCCTCCACTATATGTGAAGTTGTGGAATGTAATTGGTGCAGTTCCAGAGGTGTTTATCAGAGTATTATCTCCGCTGACTGACTCGAATGTTCCGCTGTTGTGTGTAAATGTACCAGAGTTCTGAAAGTTGCGTACTAAAGATACTGTGCCTCTTGGTGCTGAAAACGTACCGTTAGCTGCTATAACAAGGTCAAAGTCAAGGTCAAGAGTGCCGTTCTGCCATCCGCTACCGCCTCCACCTCCAGCATTACCTGTAGTTGTAACAAAACTATCAAGCGAACCGTTAACCGCATTTGCCGTTCCTGAATTCACAGCAGTTGTAGTTGCAGTGCCTTGAATACTGTCATCTAATTTCCAATGATGTAATGGCGTTTGTGGATATGTGTTAGAATAAAGAGAAGAAGCTTGGTCTTGTGAAAGTGCATAGTCGTAAATCCTAACATCTCGAATCTCACCATCGTAGTAGTTACTACTGCCGTTAAAACCTATAAGCAACGCATTACTACTTGTGGACAAAGCACTATCCCAAGTGTCACCTCCTGTAAACTCTTCAAATGTTGCACCGTTTAAAGAAAATAATATTTTATTATTTGCCCTGTCAAATACAACCGTTATATGATTCCAGACGTTTAAAGTTAAAGCAGAAAAAGTAGAAGCTGTATCTTTAGCATTTCCATTAACATCTTTGCAATATACTCTAACTCTTTGAGATGAACCGCCACTAATCATAAAATCACCATTACCAGTAATGCCTCTTGCTATGATTCTGTCATTAGAATCAAACGTATCTGGTCTTACCCATGTTGATATTGTAAAGTCTCCACTTTGGTCTAAAGATGCGTCATCAGCAACAATAACACTATCATTAGTACCATCAAAAGCAAGTGATGTCAAAGCCTTACCCTCTACCTTTCCTTGTGTTACTGTAAACGTTCCATCTGTCGTTGTACTATTATCATATACATCTACACTGTATTGGTCAAACACCCAGTTGCCATTGCTTAAAGTAGCATCATAATCTGTTCCCGAATCATCATGGTCTACAATACTTGTTCCTGTTCCTTCGTTGATTTTGTACCAAGCTTTTCTATTATCTATGCCAAACGTAGCTGAGTCAACATTTATTTTAGATGCCAGTTGTTGTATTTCTGCTGCTGTAAGTAAATCTCCAAAAAACTTTACATCTGCTATATACCCTTTCCATAAATTGGCTGGACTTGCAGAATTTTCTCCACCAAGCAACCACTGATTATGAGATATAGCATTTGATGATTTTGAAGAAATGTCTTGTGTAACTTGAGCTACACCGTTTACATACAACACTGCGTTAGCACTTCTGTCAAAAGTCATAGCAATATGCGCCCAACTATCTAAAATAGGTGCTAAAGCAAAATTACCACTGTTACTGCCGCTAGATACCTTAAAGAATAAATTAGTTTGATTGTGCCTTAATGTAAATCCGTTTGTGTTTCCTGCTTGTCCCCTTGATATAATGTGTAATTCAGAACTGTCAAGAGTGCTTGGAAACTTGACCCACATAGAAAAAGAAAAGTCATTAGTTCCAAAATCTAAATCACTAGCAGAAGGAATGGTAATGTAATCCCCCGTGCCATCTAAATACAAAGCACTGTCAAGATTTACATTAACGTTTGCTGCTCCAAGATTTCCTTCTATTATTCCGCCCGTGCCTGTTATTTCTATTGTCATAATTATACTGCGTTAGATACAGTCCCTCCTACATTTCTTATTCCACCTACTTTAGTAAATCCACCTGTGTCATTTTGTACTTTGTAAGTGCCATCTAATATTGTTAAAAATCCAAAAGTATGCTCAGAAGTTCCAATGAAGGTCAATGATTTTGCTGATGAATTGATTGTTACATTACCTTTAACTGTCAAATTTTCGTTACCGTTAGCACCTTGAAAATTAGCTCCAGTCATTGTTAAGTTATTTTCTATTGTTGTATTTGTAGTAATAAACGTAGTAGCAGTAGGTGCGTGTTCAAAATTGTAAAGATTGCCTGTGCCTGACAAATCAAACGCACCACCACCGCCAGTATATTTTAACGTTCCATTGTTATGGGTAAATGTTCCGTCAATGTTTATTCCGAAATTAGGATAACCACCGGGGTCACCATTAATAGTAGTAGTTCCGCTTGTTGCATTGTAGGTTCCTCCACTGTTTATTCTAATGCCTCCAAAAGTCATTGGTTTGTCACTACCATTTGATATTAACTGACCTGTAACGTCTACATCTCCATTTACAGTAAATACTCTAGTTCCTGTGCTAAAATTAGAATTAGCTCCAACTGTTAAATTACCAGTAATTGTACAATTACCATTCAAGGTATCTGTATGAGTATCTGTTCCTGCTCCTCTGCTTGTTGTAATATTGTGCATATTACCAGAAGCAAAAGTAAAGTTATGCGCTCTATTAGAACCATTTAATCCTATTAAATTAAACGTGCTAGTGTTTGTATCAAAGTTAGCACTTGTAGATGGAATAAAATTAGCACCGCCTGCTGTGTGATAATTGATTGTAGAAGTATCTAAATTAAACGTTCCTGCTCCTGTTACATCACCTGCTTCTGTACTTGTAGAACCTAAATTTACAGTAGAACCGTTAAGTGTAAGAGTCCCATCGTTTGCCAAAGCTCCTGCTACTGTAAGGTCATTACCGCCAGTATTCAAACTTCCTGCTGTTATTGTTAAATTACCTGTAATTGTCATAAAACCACCAGCAATAGCTGCTGCACAACTTGCGTGATTGATTGTTACATGACGAACATTTCCTGAAGTTGCTTTTAAATCTATATTTGTAGCTGCTGGAGTTTCAACAGTAAAATTTGTGGTTGTTCCAACTACCTCACCATCTATATCTATCGCAAAACCTGAACTGTTTTCACCAACTACTGTTATAGTTTCAGTATTGCCGTTAAACCTAGCTCCAGATTGAACTGTCCAAGAATTAACTGTAGGACTACCAGTAAGCACACAATCGTTTGTTACGTTTGCAATTATTACATCATCAGATGATGTAGGTTTTGAGCCAGTGTCCCAGTTACCGTCTGTAGAGTATGTTGTAGAAACTGCACCTGTCCAAGTTACTGTAGCCATTCACTAAATGGTCCCCTGACAAAACACTACACAATCGCCTGCTGGGAATGTTTGTGTGTTTGAACCTTGGTCTCTAATTACTACACAGATTTTTTTCAATGCAGTTGTAGATATAGACTTGATTGCTCCTGTAGAAGCTCCAATATCTATGTCATCTCCAATTTGTACCCATTTAGAATCTAGTGGAGTAGTTGCTGTAGGCGTATCACCGGGAGCAGGAAACAAAGTACCAAACACTCTTACTTTAGGAGTACTAGTATCGTCTACGTTTCTTACCTGTATGGTGACTTTATCATACGCCCTTACGTCTACTGCATCTATAAGTGTAGCAAAATTGTTACTACTTGCTAATACAGATACATTATTTGCGTTTGTAACTTCTTTAATATGTCTATTGCTTGTAAGTTTCTTGGTCGTTTCAGTATTTGCCATTAATCTGCCCTCTTAGGCTTCTTAAGTCCCTTGGGCTTTTTAGGCTTTACTTCTTTTTTGGGCTTGGCTCTAGCAGGTTTGCTGCTAGATTTAGGCTTCCTGACGTTAGTCTTAATCCCTGCACCAGCCTTGTGTTCAACAACGTCTTTAACTTCCTCGAAGTCTCCACGAGCTTGTAGTCTTTCAATAAACTCAGGTTCTTCGACTTCAATGACTTGTCCTTTGTTAACAAATAACCTGCCCCCATGGCGCCTGCCAACAGTAACGCCAACGGGGTTGAGATTCCTAAATTTTGCCATTTAAGATACCTCATCTATGACAGGTCTAAGTCAGTTAATTTTCCACTTGTGTTAAATCTGTAGACAATTAGTTCACCAGCAGTGATGAAAGCAAATTGCTTTTTCAATGCGTTGGTTACAGCTAAATTCTCGTTAGCAACATAAGTTGTTGGTGCTGCAATTCTTAGTTCCATTGCAGTCCTGTCTAACAAGTAAATCTTAGATGCTGTGTCTTTTGTAACGTGTTGTGATACGAAAATTGGTATTCCGTCATAGTAACCGACACGAGTATCGAAGTTCAAACCAGCTTCACCAGCTACTCCATTTATTGAACCTGCTGCCTGCGCTCTAACATCAAAGTTTCCTAGACTGTTTGCTTGAATTGCTATCTTTTTCTTTAGATTGTATAATGTATCATGTCCAGTTAAGAAGAACAAATCTTGATAGTTAGCTCCGTTTTCTAAACAAGACCTGATTAATGTATCTAAATCATCTAAATCTAATGCACGAACACTTCCTGCCGCACTTGGGTTTTGAATACAAGCTGCTGGCTGCATCCACTCTGTGAATCCTGCTGCGTCTCTGTCTACCAAATACATGTCTTCTAAATGATTTTGAATGTCACTGTCTGCTGCAACTGCTGCGGATGAAGTGGTCATTTTATCAATAGATTCAAAGTTATTGTTAGCATCATCTTGTGCAACTGTGTCTGCATCTGAATTGTTAACAGAGGCTAGTAATTGTTTGTCTAGGAAAAAAGCGTGTGCTTCTCCGTTTTCTTTTCTTAAGAAAGCTGCTAGACCTTTGATTCCGTCATCTGCGTCAGCTAGTAACTCTGCTCTGGTTGTTGTGTCCCAGCGAGTTGTAACTTCTTTGATGGTTGCACTCATTTCTTTGAGTTCTGGGTGGTCAGTAGTACCTAGTGCTGCTCCTTCTGCTTTACCAACAGTGTTTGCGTGTCTTTGGGTCAATACTCTCCAACCAGATTGTGTCCAACCTGCTTTGTTTAGAAGCTTGAATACTTCTGACTTGGTATTTAATTGATTAAATACTGATGCTCCGAACATGACATTGAAATACTGGTCGTTTGCAGTAGTCATGTCATCGGATTTTTCTATTCCATATCTTTTTGAGATGCCTAGTGTCCCGCCGTAATAAGCGTTAACATAGTCCTCGAAACTTGTTTCTGTGCTCATATTTTTGTTTCCTCTCCTTTCATGTATGCAACTTCATCCAATGATTTGGAGAAGTTAAACCAATCGGTTTTTTCTTCAACTGCGGGAGTGTCAATTTTCTTTGGTGCTGGAGTTTTCCTGCTACCTGAATATACGTTAATTCCGTATTTCTTTAAAGTTGTAAGTGATTTGTGAAGTTCATCAATGGTGTCCTTTTTCTTGTGGTCCATCTTTTCTTCTTCATCCTCTTCTTCCTCTTCTTCTTCATGTTCAGCCTTTTCTTCATCTTCCATCTTTTCTTCGTGGTCCATTTTTTCCTCGTCTTCCTCTTTCTCCTCTTCGTGTTCGGCTTTCTCTTCGTGGTCCATCTTTTCGTCTTTCATTTCTTCAAGGTAGGCCATGATTTCTTTGAGTTTTCCAAGGGTGGCTTCCATGTCTTTGTATAATTCATCTGCTTTATCTATATCAGATTCCATAACTGGCTCGTCTAAGGCTTCACTTTTCTCAGCCTCTACCATTTCTTCGGTAGGTGCTTCGTGTGTACCTCCACAACTGCATGCGCTCATGTGTGCGTTATTTGGCTCAGCCTATATAAATAACAAAAAATACTCGGGTTTGTGTGCGTTATTTAGTTTTATGGCTTAAAATTAGCTCTGCCTACTGCGTCTCTAAGTTTGAATCCGCTAGTCATTCCGCCACCACCATCTGGTTTTTTGTATGGTTTACTAAATTTTCCGGGATTTCTATATAACTCCGCACACCATGCAGACTCATCTCTTATAACATTACGAGGTCCAGTAAATTTATCGCCTGTAAAACCACTTAACTTTCTTGCTGCAAGTTTACAATTAGCCATCCAAGTTCCCGGAGGTTGTCTTGCACCCCTACCTTTAGGTGGTCTTTTCTTTGGTTGTTTTTGTATAATGTCTAAAATATCATCTATATGTTCATTGCTTTTTGCAAGTATGTCTGACACGTTTTTTGCACTCCACATCTTACAAGACCAGTATCTTGCCTTGTGTTTAGGTCCGGGACTATCGCAATTATGTCTTGCCCTAAAGTTTCTACGTCTTTCTGGGTCATCACGTTTTATGTCTAAGTTAGGGTCGCCAAACTTAACTTGCACTACATTGCCTTTATCGTTTTTGACATAAACTCCAAACTTTTTGTTTTCTCCAGACAGTCTGCGTGGTTTGTTAAGTTCTACTTTGCGACCTTGATACTCAGCTTTTATAATTCTTTCATCCTTGTGGCTTTCTAATACTGTAAATGGAAACGCCTCTACTGCACCATCATGTGGTTCGTAGTCTCCTTCCATCAATACTGGACCTTCTCTTGTCTGCATCCAGTGATAACCTTTAGGCGGATTTACTTTTACAGTATCTTCTTTAGATTTCTTTGTAGATTTAGGATGTTCTTTTGGTAACAAATCATAATCTGTAGTATATTTTGGATTAGATGGCCTACCAGAACTTAGTAATTTTAAAAATGCTTTGACTCTACCTAACGCCCATTGGTCACGACTTCTTACACTTGGCCTGTGACTTGTTGAAAATGCGCCTGCACCCCTACGGAATACAGCTTTCAATGCTCCGAGATTTGCTCTCTTGCCTTTTGCATCACCAACTTTTTCGTTATGTTCTTTAATATAATTCTTAAGTGTTTTTATGTTTGCTTCACTAAGTTTGATTCCGCCACGTTGTCCGCCTGCTGAACCTCTTGGGTTTCTAGTACTGCCTCTACGCCTCTCGCTAGGCTTTGCAGGTGTTTGTGGATGTCTACTCTTACTTACAGGTACACAATTTGGCACACGTTTGCCTCCTTCGTTCTTAAATCCGACCATCTCATAACCTGTCCAACATGGTGCAGCTTTTACTTTATCTTGTAAACTCTTACTCCAGCTATGTCCTGCATCGCCGCCCATCATCTTCCACATAATCAAACCCTTACTAGGTCTTTTCTTATTGTCAAAGTTTTTACCTTTAGGGTCTACCTTTTCATGTCTTCTATAATACTTGTGAATCTTCATTGCCATGCCATATGATACATATTTTTTATTTATCAAGTGTGCGTTTATTGCTTTTGTAACTTTACCGCCACCATATCCAAACTTCTTACGTAGCTCTCGGCCTGCCAGCGCTTCTTCTCTTACGCCATTTGGTATCTTGTACTTTTCTACTTTTGTCACAAGGTCATTGAGTAAATCAGATTTACTGAATCTTCTCGCTTGTATGGCCCTTTCCTGCCTTATAGCTCCAGCTTTGGTATCGTGACAACCCAGAAGCCTTCGGTCCTTTTTAGCATACAAACAGTATTTGCCTTTTTTACGCTCTATGATTTTTTCAACCATGCCTTCTATCTCATCTAAAGTGACTTGTACACTTTTAGATTTGACCATAGCAACATCCGTGACTTTTGCCTCTGGGTTAGCAGGATTATCGCCAACCCAAGATATGCTCCAAAGAGAAAGTTCGTTTATACGATTGTGGCAGTCGTTTTCTGATTGACAAACCTTCTCTTGTTTTGTGGCTTCTCCACGTATGCTGCTTGCTCCTGTGTGTCCGTATTGTTTAATCTCATCCCACACTTTATCGTGCATTCCGATTTTACTGTGTATTCCAACTCTAATCTTGACTTTACCGTCTTTTATTTTGTAAGCCAAAGGTAAACCGATTGGCATCTCTTCGTGACGATAAGAATATACGCCGTAGCGCATGTAAAAATCCATAGCTTCTTTGATAGTATCAGTGGGTATCATATCGTTCTGTTTATCAACGATAGGAGCGGAGATGTATGTCTCCATTACTCTGTCATTATACCACTCTGGTCGGTAGACTTTCCAACCAGTGTTACTTTCGTCTGCCACAAATAACGCACACATGAGGCAATATAAAAAGAAAAATATTTACTCGGGTTGCAAAATAATGCACACATTGTGTGCGCAATCTGGTTATCGCCTTGTTACTTTTATGTTCTTTTGTGCAGCCATAGATATTTTTCTAGCTAATATCTTTGCAAATCTTTCAGGCAAAATACCTTTCTTTTTTACAAACGCTCTACCTAAAAATCTACGAGGTTGTGTACCAAACCTCATTATGCTTTGCTGTACTGCATCTTCATCTTTACCTTTGCTTTTTGACCAAGGTGCAAGTTTTCCGTCTGGAGGCCGATATGCAGGTCTGCCTGCTGCTGGTCCAGTACCAAACTCCATGTGTGCAGAATATGGTAAATCACTGCCTACAGTAAATTTGTAATCGCCGTCTGCAACAACGCCTCTCAAGCTTGCCGCTAAAATACCTCTATCATATGCACCGCCATCTTTACCATGTGTGCTTTTTCTATAACCTTGTCTAAGATTATCTATAGCCTGCGCCTCTATGGCATCAGCAGTATCTCTTAATGATAAATGTAATGTTTTTAAACAATTAGGTCTAATCTTTTGAAAAAACTCTCTTACTCTTGGCGTATCTTGTATAACTACTCTGCCTGTCATTTGTATAACTTGACGTTTTCTATATGCTCGTCACCGTACTTTTCTTTCCACTTTTTGTCAATATACTTCTGTGCCTTTTGATAATAATCTATACGTTTTTTTCTTTGTGCTGCAAGTATGGTCTGCCTGTCTGCATTCTTCCAAGCTCTTTCTGTTTCACACTCTTCACATAATCCGTTAGCCGCTATATGGACTGTCATTGCTCCTCTTAAACATTTTTTACACTGTTTGCTCATCTTTCTCCTTTCCGTTTCCGTGATGACCATACTTTGCATTACTTATATGTATTTTAATATGGTCAGGCATTCTACTCATACTATCCTCACTAGTTGTGTTCTCTGATTAGGATGTAACAAAGAATGACCTCTTAAATTCATTCTATATTTAGCTCCTACTTCTTGTTGTAACATAATTAAATCTCCTAAAAACATACCGCTTTTAGGCATACGTCTTGCTAACTCTCTATGTGCAGGACATACACGCCTGTCTTTACCTACTAGCAATCTATATTTAAATTGTTGACCAGCAATCTTTTCTGCAACTTTATAACCTCTTAATCTACCTTCATTTGCTATTTGATTAATCTCTGTTCTTGCTATTCTTGTAAGCTTGTATGTTTCACCAATGCCTACTTGACGCATGCTCTGCACTATCTGCGGTATTGTACTGTTTTGTGCAATGCCTGCCGTTATAGCTGCATTTAATTTTTGCACAAGTAAATTTTGAAATTGATTGTATGCATTGTACAAAGCACCTTCTGTTTTTAACAATGCCAATACGTCTAAATCTTCTTGACTCATGTCAGGAGCTTTAGCTGCTGTTTTTTTAAGTCCTTTTATTTCTCCATATGCTGACTGATAACCATTTCTAAATGCAGAATCCATATCATCCATAATTGCATCACGCATTCGTTTAGCTAACATAATTGCAATTTCATCTATTTGTGTGCGCAAATCTGCGTAAGTACGTACTTTTTCTAGTTGCTTAAGTTCTTGTATAAGGACTCCTCGTAATTCTCGAGCTGCCGATTCCATGTATCCAGATGTTCTTTTAGCTCCTCGGCCTCCTGCGACTCCTGTGTACTGTTTCGAAAATCCTGACGCACCACCTCTGGAGCTTGTGGTAATACTAAATTACCGTCTGCGTCTAAATCCATCTCTACGCCTACATTCTGCATCTGTGTAAGTATCTGTGCTTTTAAGTTCATATTGTTCAAATACTTAGTTTCATCACGCTCGTTAATGTCGTTAAATCTAATTTTCCAAGTGTCAATTTCCATAAGCTTTAACAACGGTTTTATGAATCCCATTTCTAAACATTGCTGTGTTTCTCTTATGGTTCTGTCAAAAATTGTAATTTGCTCGCCCTCTGAGTTAAGTCCGCCTACACCTTGCATCTGTCCTACGACTAGCGGCATGACTCCATACGATGCGTTTATGTCGTTGTTAATGCGGTCCATGTAAGGCAGCATCATCAACTCATCCATGTTAGGCATAACAGGCACAAACTTCGCTGTAGTGCTTGCATCTCTGCTACTTAGTATAGGAATAAAATTAGGATTACGTCTTGTTTCTTCTGCAATATATTCTCCTAACCTGTTAAGTGACTCCTCATCATGGCCGGGAACGTCTAAGAATCCTTTAGGTGGTCTTTCTAATCTATAGATTTTGTTTTGAAATGACTCTATGGCCAATGCTGTTTCGATTTTTTTAGAAAGACCTATAATTGGCGACTGCCCATACAACCGAGCATTCGCACTGTATTTGTTAAAGTGAATCATCTCATCACGTGCAAAAGGTATCTTACCATCCTCATAATCATAATAATAAGCCATGTACTCCAACTCCACTCCTGTCTTTGGATTTACATCTCCTTCCATAAACTCTCTAGTAACTGGGTCAAACTTTTCTTCTTCTACAAAACGACCATATTCATCAACGTTAAATCGCATGTGCTTTGCATCTTCTACCCAAAGTTCTTTGACTATTTTATTTGTAACTTTACCTGAACCGTCTGCAACTCTGTCATACACAATACTTACCCAGCAGTCATCAAAGACTTCTAGCTGTCTAATCATTGCCTTAAAGAACTCTGAACCCGTCATGTCACTGCTACCGTTAGTAGGATTGCGTAACAACCTCTCAACCATCTTGCGTTGCTCTGGGTCACCTTTGCCAATGGCTTGGTATTCCCACCCTTTGGCGACCGACTGCGAAGCTATCCGAGTGATTACAGTACGAAGATGAGAATACCTGTCAGCTAATTGTTCTAAATAAAATTGGTCAACTGGCGGTAAGATAGATTGTCTGTATGCTGTGTCTGTACTTACGCCTGAATATACTGGAGTTCTAGCATCCTTAGATATGTCTGCGGTTGCATCCTCTAAGAACGCATCTATGCCAGTGGTCTTTCTAACTGGCTTGCTCCTGAATCGGTCAAATATTCCCATTATAGTCTCCTCGACTCAAGGACATGACGATGCCTGTGTATATAATCTTCGATAACAGGTTCTAACATTTTAGATACTGGCGTTTCTTTTACCTTTGCTAACGTCTTCAAATTTCGTTTTGTCTCAACAGATATTCCCCACAATTCCATTCGTGTTCCGTTGCTGGGTGAACTTGTCATCTGGAATCCCAGTGTAATTCATTAGTATATATGTCTTTCTATAGAGGATATATGTCCTACTCTAAATGTAGTCCCATCGTGTAAAAACTAATCTCTTTTTTTCCAAATAATGCACACATAACTCACACATCCATAGCGCCATAACGGCATCGGGCGTATGTCCTTCTAGCCTTCCATTCTTACCATAAATCAATCTACTCAAACCATCTACTAACTTTCTCATTCCCGGTTTTGAACTCTCTCTTGCTTCTTTATTCCAAGGTATGAAATACTTGCCCTGCTCCATCGCTAACGCAATCCTAGGAACTCCAACATCATGCTTGTGTTTTTCTTTACCTGTGTTGTGACCCTCGACAGGCATACCATCTAACTGCTTCGCAGTGTGAACTACAAGCCTCTGATAACCATTAGACTCGACCATAATCTTGTCAGGCTTGAATTTGTCAGCCAAACTCTTCATAGTAACAACCTGTGCCTCTAACCATCCTGCACCCTTAGCCCTAATCTTACCACTCCAGCAATACAATACCTTGCGCTCTTGCGTTACACGATTGTAAGCCATTATCACATAAGCCGACTCGTCATTCTGACTGTCCATACCTACAGCCAAGTCAACACCCATAGTTACAAACCAATCCTGACCACGCTCTGCCAATCCCATCTCCATGCCTTCTTTCAAACATGGCTTCAATACTTCGTAAGGTATAACTGCACTCTCTGGGTCCAACGGATTCAGCATATACTCAGACTCAAATGCCCGACTTCCCATCGTCTCTCGCTCCTTGTCAAGCCTTTCCTGATTCCAATACTCAGGCCAACGTGGTGTTCCGTCTTCTAACAAAGCTGGATGACGTACCGAGTGCCATTGACTATTTTGCTCTGCCCAATCTGTAACATCTCCTACTCTCTTCTGCGTTCCTACCAATAACATCTTTGCCTTTGGCAACCTCATCGGCATAACCACACGCTTAATGTAGTGAATTACTTTTTCATCTGTCATGTTAGGAAACTCTTGTAAAATATCGTCAAGAATAATCATGTGAACGTGCGGACCCTCGAGTGCTTTACCAATACTTGCAGCGTGAACCCTACTTCCATTATTGAAATACTTAGCACCCTTACGCCAAGTTACTTTGTCATCCTCATGTTGCGATTTCATAAAAGAATTAAGCCTCCATGAACGTCTACATATTTCCTCAAACTGCTCTAACTTATCCCATGCCTGCTCCAAGGTTGCTGAAAGATATAGCGCACGGTAATTTGGCTGCATTGCCATCTGATACGCAAGTGCCGATAACCCCCAAGACGTCTTTAAGTGACCTCTTGCACAAATTATCGAAGTATGTGTGCCTGCTTCAAAAGCATCGGCCCACTCTGCATGCATCTGACCTAAAGGAACATATTCTCCCGGTTCTAATTCCATGTAATGACGCAATACATCGTCTATAAACTCCTCTAAAGTAAGCGGAGTACTCTTTAACGTATTCAATGCGCCACTAATCGCTAAGTTCAGCAGCTTGTCGTCTATTCCTTTCTTCGATTTCGTCATTGTTAAGGCTAAATTCTACTCTTTTTGGCTCAGAATCATAGAAATCTATGAATTGAACTAAAGTTTGCATGTCAAGCGTCTCTTTTATAATTTCGCCATCCTTAATTATGCGTATCATTCGCTTAATTCCCTCAACCAACGCTCTCCATCAAACGAATATATGTCAAAATGCTTCTTGTACTCAAATCTAGGTATCATATAGCACTTTGCAACCTTCTCATCACTGTCATAATGCCTCTCACCCACTGTTTTACTAGGAAATTTCTCCTGTAACAACAAATCTTGTAACTTTTCTGTCTCAATTAACCAAATCTGCTTGTCAGATACGTTTACTAGATAGTAAACAAAGTATTTTGCCTTCGTAACTGCTATTCCACTAGGCTTTCCACGGCATTTGTACTCTATTGCCATGTTTCCTGACCCTCCTTTGCCCCAATCTACCTCCCAGAGGTCTGTTTTTACCTCGTAAGTAATCAAATCTATGTTATCATCCTCAAAAAGTAGGTCATATGCGCTAGTATCGTTGTCTTTGATATACCTTTGACCCAAAGTAGACTCTACAAAGAAGCGAATAACCTGCTCACCCTTCTTTCCATCCTTCAAATCCTCGTCAAAGTTGTAATTCATAACAACAACTCCTCCGAAAACTCACTGTGTGCGTTAATTGGCCGTATTTCTAACGGATAATGACGGTTTTTTCGCAATATACTTGCCTCATCTTCTGTATTCACCACCTCATAAATCACTTTAGCATCTGCATCTATCACATCGGCTCGTAATCCTGAGTCGTCAAACACTGCCTCTGTGTAAAACTCGTGTCCCCACTTCTTAAGTTGCTTACAAATCGCAAACTTCATGTCAATATGCGCCTCTGTTTCGTTTTTACTCCATCGCATCGCATTCCTGTTGCGATTACTCATACGCAATAACCGAGATACCTCGTTGCGCCTTGCTTGTATGCTCACATCTCACCTACCCATCTACCGCAAACTCTACCCATTTCTATCTGTTTACAAGACTTGCAAGTAATCTCATGGTCTTTATCGCTAGCATTTAAATTCATACTACCTTCTTCCCATTCAACATAGCGCCCACACAGTGTCAACTGTGATTCGTCTCTATACTTATGAACGACTCCCAACCAAATCACCTACTACCTTCGTATTGCACTCTCGACAAGATAATGTCGGCCTGCCTTTTTTTTCTGGAGTATAAAACACAGTCTTGTGCAACTGCCTGTGTTCTATCTGATAGACTGTACCACATGAATGACAATTAAACTTCCACTTCATTGAGAAGCCCAATCCATAAACTTAGCCTCTAACTCTTGACGTTGCTTGCGTACCTCTTCTGTACTTTGATACATACCATCATCGTTCTGTATCTTCCTGCGCATCCGACTTACACTACTCTTACTAGGTGCAAACTTCAACAACAAATACAAGTCTGCCAAAAACTGCTCCTCGTACAAACTGTGCTTCTTATCAACAGGTATTGCTCTATAATAATCCTTTAGAATCATATAAAACAACTCCATATCACTGTCTCGTGTATGCGGAAACTCCTTCAAACACTTTATCGCCAACTTCTTTACCGTATCTAAATTCTTAAACCACTCTTTCATATGTAATTACTTGCGTTCCTTAACTTCTCTATGTAACGTAAAAGGAACTGCTGTTTTACGTTCTCATCCATCTGCACCTCTTCCAACGCCTGACTTATACAATCATTGATAGTCTCCACTAACTCCTGCTTTTCATTCTCACGCAAGGACATACGCTCTGCCATCTCTGTCAACTTTGCAAACTCATGACCACGAATGTCTGCACCCTGCTTCTCTCGCATCCTATCCAAAAATGCATGACGTACTTCCTCTACCTCCTCTAACCGATTTACATGCTTGATAACTGCCTGCTCCTTAACTGCCTCTCGTACCTCTTCCTTAACATCACTCATCAACTCCTGCCAACCCATCGCATCACTCCAATTACGAATAGTATCCTTACTCAA